TTTCCACGGACACATAAACATAATTGATGACGCCCTCAACCCAAACCAAAGTTTGTCTGAAAAAGAAATAGCACGGGCAAACAACTGGTGTACACAAACACTTTCAACCAGAAAAGCAAACAAACTCACTACCACAACCATAACCATCATGCAAAGGCTACATCAAAACGACCCTTCTGGTGCTTTGCTCAATGACCCAAAGAAAAGAATACGTCACATTTGCCTACCGGGGGAAATAAAAAACTACGGTGATTTAGTTAAACCCCCAGAATTGAAAAAGTATTACAAAGATAATTTGCTTGATCCAATACGCATGCCATGGTCGGTTATTAATGACCTTAGAGCGGATTTAGGCCAATATGGATTTGCTGGACAAATAGGACAGAAGCCAACACCCCCCGGTGGTGGTATGTTTCGTATTGACAGTTTTCAAATTATACAAGAAATGCCAGAAGACAGGCTTATTGAACGTATTGTAAGGTACTGGGACAAAGCAGGGACTCAAGGGGATGGTGCTTACACAGCAGGTGTAAAGATGGCAAAGCTGAAAACAGGGCATTGGTTAATCATGGCTGTCAAACGAGGCCAATGGTCAACTGACAACCGTGAAAGAATAATTGATAAAACAGCAGAGGCAGATGGAACGCACGTGCACGTATTTATCGAGCAAGAGCCGGGATCCGGGGGAAAAGAAAGTGCAGAAAATACGAAAAAAAGACTTAATCGTATGGGCTATATGTGCACAGCAGACCGACCACAGGGGGATAAGATCTACCGTGCAGATCCATTTTCTGTACAAGTAAATGAAGGTAATGTGTGGGTTTTACGAGCAAACTGGAATGAGGCATTTATTGAGGAGTTTGAATATTTTCCATCCGGGACATATAAAGACCAAGTGGATGCAGCCTCTGGGGGTTTTGCAAAATTAACTGGCAAGAAACAAGTTAAAGTTTTATTAAGATGAGAAGAACAACATTTAATACCAATGAGTCAACTTTAGTGCAAAGGGATTTCCTATCAAAGCTGATGGGAGTATCTTTTGGTGGCAATAGGGATCTTTACGAGGCTTTCGGTTATCCCAAAGCTTTGGATTTCACGGACTACTATCAGAGGTATTTGCGACAAGATATTGCAAAGGCTGTTGTAGATCGTCCGGCAAAAGATACCTGGGCCGGGGATATAGATGTGGTAGAAACCCATGACGACAAAACAACCCCTTTTGAAAAAGCATTTGACGCTCTTAGTAAAAGACTGAGGTTGAAAAATAAATTTACTCGTCTTGATAAAGTAACAAGCTTAGGTAGATACGGGGTGCTTCTTTTAGGTCTTTCTGATTGTAAGAAAAGGGACGACTTTATGAAACAAGTAACCCCAGACACAAATCTTGGCTTGCTTTATGTCCGACCAATTACTGAAAAAAATGCCTCAATAGCCGAGTATGATAAAAATACAAACTCGGAACGGTTTGGTATGCCAAACTATTATTCCATAAATGTTAAGGGTGTGACCGATAATGGTACTTCTACAATACAAGTCCACCACAGCCGCATTATCCATGTGGCATGGGATTTATTAGAAGATGAAAATGAAGGCACTCCTATTTTGCAGTCTATTTATAACCGTTTAATGGATTTGGAAAAGCTTGTAGGTGGTTCTGCTGAAATGTTTTGGCGTGGGGCACGTCCGGGAATGCAAGGTAATGTGGATAAAGATTTTGAGCTCAATGATACTGCTGAAAAGCACATGAATGAGCAGATGGATGAGTATGAACATAATCTTAGGCGTTTTTTGGTCATGCAAGGCGTTGAATTAAAGCCTTTGACCCCACAGGTACAAGATCCCCTAAATCATATAAAAGCGCAAGTTCAAATGATTTCTTCGATCACTGGCATACCTCAACGGGTGTTGATTGGAGCAGAACAAGGGGAGTTGGCTTCTGGACAGGATGCAGACGCTTGGAAAGTGCTTATTCAGAATCGTAGGTCAGAACAGGTGGAGCACGCTATTGTCCGGCCATTCATTGACCGTCTTATATTATTTCAAATATTACCAAAACCAAGCACAGATGATTATAGCATTATGTGGTCAGATTTGTTTGCACCATCAGAAAAAGAACGTGCAGAAACAGGTAAAACAAGAGCTGCGGCTATTCAACAATATTTACAGAATCCTATTGCTGTTGATATTATACCACCTAAAGTATTTATCAAATACTTCCTGGGCTTTGACAAACAACAATTAGAGTTTGTAGAAGAAATGAGGAATGAACTAGCAGATGATGAAGAGGTTTTGAGAAAGTTGCTTGAAAAAGAACAACAACCTGCACCGCAACCTGCAAGAAGAACCACATAAGATGAGAAAAACAACAATCTCTATGCCACCAAATGAAGCAACAAAGGCTTTATTACAAATTTTGGGGTTAGATTCTTCCAAAGTGACAGAGATTGGTATTTATTTAAAAAATGGGAGTCCTCCAATGATAGAAATAAAACAATTGTTGGAGGAACATGAGTTGGGGAAAGTAATTGCTGTTATTAAGAAATATAAAATACAAGAAGATGTGTGAAGTTTGTGGAAATACAATACATGTAAATAATTCATATGACCCGACAAGGACAACCACGTTAAGAAATTTGTTTGCTCAAAAAATGACAAACAGGTTCACAAAGGTTAGACGTGAGGTTGTAGAAGCTATTGTAGAAAACGATGTATTTGGACTCAAACAACCTACTGTTTTTCAAACAAGGCCTGGACAATTTGACTTCCCAACAAGTGAGCAAAAAATAGAAGAGTTTATGCGTTGGTTAAGAACGATGACAAATGAAGGGCTTTTGTCTGTCACCACCATTTCTCAAATAGGTAGATCTATGGAGGAGCGGTGGACAGACCTATATATTGAAGACAGTTACAAACGGGGTGTTATACGTGCTAGGCAAGAAATGAAAAATGCTGGAATGAATGTGCCTTTAATGGAGCAAACAGGAGGCATCTCTGCTAGTATGTCAACACCAATGCACTTAGAAAGAGTTGGTATTTTATTTATCCGCACATATGAAGACCTTAAAGGTGTTTCAGATGCAATGGCCGGACAAATAAGCCGGGTTCTATCACAGGGTTTTATTGATGGTGATAATCCACGGTTGATTGCCAGTAAACTAAACCATGTTATTTCCGGTATGGGGTCTGATCTTGGTATTACCGACACTCTTGGAAGATATATTCCGGCACAGAGAAGGGCAGAAATGATAGCAAGAACAGAGGTTATCAGAGCACACCACAAAGGCATGATTCAAGAGTATAGGAATTGGGGTGTGGAAGGTGTTAATGTATTAGCAGAATTCAGAACAGCAGGGGATAGAAGAGTATGTAGCATTTGTTCCGGTATGCAAGGAAACACATATACTTTAGATGAAGCAGAAAATATCATCCCGGTTCATCCATTATGCCGATGTATTGTTTTACCTTTTAAAGTTTAGGTGAAAAAAATTGTACTATCAAATAAGAAGTTGTATTTTTGAGGTAAATAACACTTAAAGATTAGAAAAATGAGTGTAAAAGAGAAAAAAATTATTGTTTATTCTGTGGATACCAAAAACTATGAGATAAGAATTGAAACTCATTTAGGTAGAGAGCACATTGTTGTTCCTGTTGTTATGATGGTGGAGGGTGTGCATTCTGGTAGTCGTGGCCCTTTATTCCATTCCGCAGAAGAGCTTGGTAGTGTTGTGGCAGCATGGAATGGGATACCTATAACTATACAACACCCACAGCAAAACGGTATTTTTGTTTCCGCAAATAGTCCCAGTCAAATTGATAGTTCTGTGGGCAGGGCTTACAATGCCCACATGGAAGGGGACAAATTAAAAGCGGAAGCATGGTTAGATGTTCAAAAACTAGCTGCAATATCCCCTGTGGCAGCAGAATATATTAAAGAAAAACGGCCTTTAGATGTGTCCGTTGGTGTCTTTACTTTAGAAGAAGAAGAAGAAGGGGAATGGAATGGTGAACATTACACGGCTATTGCTCGAAATCATAGGCCAGACCATCTGGCACTTCTTCCAGGAGTTGAAGGTGCTTGTAATTGGGCAGATGGCTGTGGAATTCGTGTTAATAGTAAATATAAAACAAACGCAAATGAAATGAAAGACGAAAAACCTTTTCAAATTTACAAAGATTTGAATAAAAAAGGGCTTGCCGTTGTTCCAGTAGTCAACATGTCAGGTTATGTAGAACTATTGAACAAGGTGGGCTCAAAACTTGATTCCATGGATAATGAAATGTCAATGTACTTTCTTGAAGAGTTGTACGAGGACAAGCTTATTTATCGTATAAGGAATCATGCT